TATTTTTCCCGTCTGCTCTTACAGATGCTCAACTAATTGAACTCACTACATTATGATATTCCGTAAATATGCCTTTGCTGACTGGGCAACATCCAAAGCAGCAATACAAGTAGAAGTAACAACACCCGAAGGGGTAGAACTCGTCTGGAATCAAGACCTCGTTGCCTGCGTTGTGGAAATCGGCCACCTATGTACGCAATGGGGAACCGATGCCGAGGGTATGCAAGTATGCGAAGCAACAGACCCACTCTACGCCGTGGATATTGTATGGCAGGACACGGCTCTTGCTGCTTACGATAGTGCGTTGGTATGGCCTAACCCCGTTGGCGTAAACTCTTTTGGTTACACTCTGGACACCGAATACGCCCAAGCGTTTTGCGTAGCCAATCCCGAAGCAGCATACTGTCAACCTCCAGCACCAATCGAACAATGAAAGCAGATAGCTCAAGTGCGGTAGCGACCTCTTGGAGTTTAGCCGTTGGAGGATTGACGATAGCCGAGGTGCATCAGATTGCAGGGATGCTTGTAATGCTGACCTCTTTTGTGTATACGTTGTGGCGTTGGAATCGGGATATTCGTAATGATAAGTAGAATCTTCCGTAATCCAAAAACTACCGTTATAGGGCTTATCTTAATTTCATTCGGGGGTATCCTCGTTTGGTTTGAGAAAGCGTCGCTAACGGAGTTTAGTGCGTTTATTATGGGTGGGTTTGCGTTAATGATGAGCAAAGATGGCGAAGCAACAGGAAACAACAAAAATCAAGAAGTCCAAAAGAAAACTCGGACGGCACACAAAAAGCCAGAACAAAAGGGTGACGAGTAAACCGTACCGGGGGCAAGGGCGGTAATTCGGAAAATGTCAGAATTATCCACCATTAACTTGCACTTTGGTAGTTAATGATGCTTAAAAGGGACAAAATGACTACAAATAGTGCGTTTTATTACACGTTATGAAACTATCTGAAAACTTTACACTTGCCGAACTTACGGATACGGATACCGGGATTGCAAACAATCCAAGCCAGGGGGAAATCAATAACTTGAAACTATTGGTGCAAAAGGTTCTTCAACCGGTACGGGATAAGTTCGGAGTGATAAACGTAACGAGTGGTTTTCGTTCACCATTAGTAAACTCTGCTGTTGGCGGTAGCGCAACAAGCGACCACGTACACGGTAGAGCTGCTGACATACAATGCGAGGATATGGCTGCTGTATTTAATTACATACGCAAAAAGCTGCCGTTTAAGCAACTCATTTGGGAATTTGGTACGGATACACAACCAAAGTGGATTCACGTTGCCTACGACGTTAATAACAACAAATCAGAAGTATTAAAAGCAATCAAGAAAGGTGGAAAAACAAAATACGTCCAATTTTAACGACTGGTTAAATGAGCTTCAAGAAATTCCCACACCCCCTACTTGCTCTATTGATAATCCTGATTGCGAGTCTTGCTCTGGGTAGTTGTAGTGCTGAGTACCATTTGCGTAAAGCCGTAAAGAAAGGTGCTAATGTTTGGCAAACCAAGTGGGATACCACAATCGTAACTAAGGAACGTAACCTTTGGGATACGCTCACGCTTAACAATGTTGATACCGTAGTTGTCCAAAAGGACAACATTCGCATTAAACTTGTTAGGAACTTTGATACAATCCGATTGCAAGCGACGTGCTTACCGGATACGGTGCAAGTGACAAAGTACATTAACACCAAGATTGCGACCAAAGGAAAAGGTGATTGGGAGAAATACCTAATGATATTTGCAGTTGGTATGCTGCTCGTAGTCCTAATAAGGCGATAGAGGTACTTTAGGTGCGTTCTAACGCATTATCTATCTAAATTGGATAGATTGTATACCTTGACTAATAAAATGCGTCTAAACGCAGATTTTCTTTTATTTTTAATTTTACCTAACTATCAAGTTACTTAAGTTAGTTTTAAGTTTAGTTATAGTTATTTAGATATTTAAGTTAGTTAACTTACTAACTAAGTTGTAAAAAATAAGCATTGGGCGCATACGCCCGACAAATGTTAATAACTTTTTAGTTATCTACATTGGTTAGACCTATCGTTTTCTTTTTTAGGTTTGCAATATGGCAACAGAACGAAACGACCGACGCAAGAAATATCTTGCAATGGAATTAAAACAAATTCCGAATGACTACACAAACTCCTTCCTTAATCATTTTGGATTCTGCGACTATCCAAGAAGCGAAAACGAATCCTCAGCCCTCAGAAAATACAACACCTGGGAGCAGGGACGGAAAAACTTTAATAAATGAGCATCAAGGATTCCACCAAGTATTTATCTATTGGGACGAGCGTCCCTGATTACTACATTGGGAAGTTCAAGGGAATAGAAGCGTTTGATGTGGTGCAGGACTTTGCCCACGATAACTATAACCTCGGCGTAGCAATCGCCTACCTACTCCGTGCCGGAAAGAAAGACGGCAACCCTGCCGAGCAAGATATTACCAAAGCAATAATCCACTTACAACGTGAACTCCAACAACTTAAAGACTATGCCGTATTACAACAATCCAGAAGTCAAGAGGCAGATAGATTTGATTCTATCGGAGGTTGCGATTCTTTTCGCTAATTGTGATGCCAAAGGCCGTGCCTACGCCAAAGCCCAGGAGCAAACCCTCCTTAAAGAAGTCCACAAGCTCGACCCTGCCTTTGCAGCCCGCTGCGGATATAGAGATTAGTGTAACGCTATCTAAGGTTCCCTCCCTTAATCAGTTCTACGCCTCCAAGCATTGGATAGTTAGAAAGAAGGCCAAGGATAAATTTACCGAGGAGGTGCTTACCCAGTTAGCAGCATACGATAAAACAAGATTCCAAACCATTACAGCTACGCTACGCCATAACTACGGCTACGATAACGATAACTGCATTATGGCGATTAAGTTTGCTCTGGATGCATTACGCAAGTGGGGAGGTATCCAAGACGATAATACTAACTTTGTAACTAAGGTTACTATTAGCCGAAACCACGAAATAGAAAAAAACACCGGGCAAGTAATTTTTTTTGGTAAGGGTGTTGTATGTTAATTTTTTTGCGTATGTTTGCCTTGTGTAACACCTAAAACTAATCCAATGGAACACACAACACGGACAAACTGGTCACAAGAATCTGCTCAACAGATGGTTGAGTTCTTACAGCATCGAGTCGAGGCGATGGCATCTAAGATGGAATTCCTCGAAGCAGAAAACGAAGTATTAAAAAGAACCCTATTAAACGAATTACACAATGCCTAAAATTACAAGCATCACCCCCAACGGCCAATGGCAAGAGTTCTACAAGTTAGAGCTGCGTTTTGATAACGGCGATTTCGGAACCGCATTCGCCAAAAGCGAAACCCCACCTTACAAAGTAGGCGATGAGGTTGAGTACACCAAGAACGAGAAAGGTACCGTTAAAATTCAACGTGGAGACCGTCCAGCTTGGACACCCTCAACACCAAAGGCAAACGATGACCGTTCGGCGTCTATCATTCGCCAGGTGGCGTTGAAGTCGGCTGTTGAGATGTCAGCAGCATACGTTGCCCAAGGTTCTACAATTCCCGTAGAGAAAATCTTTGAGTTAGCAGAGAAGTTTAACGCTTGGATGTCTGGCACCCACGGAGCCACGCACCAAGAACACTTTGCAGCTCGTACAGAAGAAACCAGTCCGTTTTAGGTGTTTCAGTAGCGACTGGTTGACAGCCCGGAAAGACGGGCAATTTAGTCGGGTGGCGCAATGGTAAACGCATCAAATTAGGTTACTGCATAAAATACTTACTAATTTGATTATTCACGGCAGCGGATAGTATCCGAGTATTGTAGGTTCGATTCCTACCCCGACTACAAAGACCCCTCTCCGGAGGGGCTTTTTTTTGCCCAATGTTTTTTTGTATTGATTTTTTGTTTACGTTTGCCCTATGAAACACCCTGACCTAATTTCTAACGAAAAAGTATTACCGTTCCTGGAAAGAGCAAGAGGCGGTAAATACTACGACACCGGTAAACTTGGCCACCCGGTAATTGATGAGTTCCTTCGTTTCAAAGACGGCGAGTTCGTAGTTGTAACTGGACACGCCAACGTGGGCAAGACGCATACGCTGATTTATCTGATGCTTATGCAAACAATGAATTACGATAAAAAGTGGCTTGTGTATTCCTCAGAGAACGAGGTACACTCCTTGAAGCGTAAGTTAATCGAGTTCCTTTCCTGCGAACCAATACAGAACGTAACGGAGGCAAAGATGTATCGCCACCTTGATTACATTGACGAACACTTTAGATTTATAGACAGCAACAATTTATACAACGCATTCGACCTGCTTCGGGTAATGGAGGAAATCCTCGAAGAATGGCAGTACACCGGATGCTTAATTGACCCTTACAACTCCCTTGTAACCGACCAAAGAAAACTTGGAAAGTCAGGTATGCACGAATACCATTACGAGGTAGCGTCTGCGGTGCGAATCTTCGCCCATAAGAACTCAGTTACAACGATTGTAAATACACACCCGGTAACGGAGGCAATGCGTAGAACGCATCCTAACGGCCACGCTTACGCAGGGCTTCCAACCCCGCCAATGACCTCCGATATTGAGGGTGGTGGTAAGTGGGGTAACCGTGCTGATTCGGTAGTTATCATTCACCGTTACGCCCAACACTTAACCGACTGGGTTTTTACTGAAATCCATTGCCGTAAAACAAAAGAGATGGAGACCGGGGGAAGACCTACGCCTTTGTCCGACCCTATCCGGATTCGCTCTATGAAGGGCAATGTCGGGTTTACCCATAATAATCTTAACTTGCTGGACGTTCAAGCACCTATTCAAACAATAATTTATTCTGATGACCCATTTTAGTCAAGATTCCTGGGAGATTTATATGCGGGATAAAATTCTGCAAGTAAGCGACGTTACCCGTTGGTTAAACGAGATGGCCTTGGCCAACCCAAACGAAAAGCACGTAGTCGACTATATGCTATCCGTATGGCGTGCAACGCAGATGCTGGAGGATATGGTAGATATGAAGCGGCACTTGGACAAGCGTATTAACGAGGCACGGGTAGAAAACGGCCGCTTGCTTATTCAAAACCGGGAGCGATTAATTGAGATTGATGCTCTGAAAAAAGAGCTTGAGCAAATCAAAGAAAACCTAACCTTATGATTATTCCAGTTCCCTTCTCGCCAAACGAGGTGTTTGCAATCAATGGCAAAAAGTTTTTGGTATTGGACTATTGGCGACCCGTAAGCTGGAGCCAATGGAGTGCGTGGTATTTAATTGAGGACGAAGGTGGCAAGCAATACGAAGTTCCGTACTTCCATATTTTAATTCAAAAAGAAAGAGGCAACGCAAAATACGTTGGAACCAAAAGATGACCTACAAACAATTCTGCCAAAATATCGGCTACAAGGATAATGGCCGTCGGGATTGGAATAACGTAAAAATCCGAACCGCATACGCAAAGGCATTCCGGCCGTTCTTTACCTTGGAGCAGCTGGGCAATCAAATGGGCAAGTCTCACGCCACGATTATCCATTACCTAAAATTGAAATTCCCACGGGACAAGTTCTACGAATCAGCATACGATATAGCACAAAAACTTCGAGGTACCATTCCGGTACCGCAAGATGACGAGGATGAGGTAATGGTTACGAAGGTTATCAATTACGATTATTTGTTAGAACGGAATGCTGAATTGGTACAACAAGTAAAGGACTTGGAGGCGAAGTTGGCAGAGGTTAAGAAATACATAAATGGGATTTAGTATGAATTTTTACCCGTTGTACGGGTTTCTGCTGGGTGCTAATTGGAGTAAGACCGAGTTTGAAGATTGCGACGTACATACGTTGGAGATTTGCCTCGGCCTTATATTAGTCGAAGTATTATGGGAATCCTACCCCGATTAGCAAAGCGGCACGACGATTGGCTGCGTATGGCAAAGTCCTTCGGTCTTGACCGAGACGATGCCCACGACCTTGTACAAGATATGTACCTGCGCTTGCACCAGTACGTGGACAACCCAGAGAAACTTGAATACGGAGACGACGACGTTAACACGTTTTTCGTTTACATTACCCTGCGGAATATGTACCTCCGTGAGATGACCAACCGAGCAAGAATCAAATTCGTATCAATCGAGGAGTTCGACGATAAGGAGGAAATTTACAATATCGAATCCGACCAAGCATTAACCGTACTTCTGGAAGCTGTAAAAGGCGAGGTATCTAAATGGGATTGGTACGATAACAAATTATTTACTATTTACCACGACGGAGACGTATCGCTCCGCAAGTTATCCGAGGCAACAAAGATTTCTTTAAGGTCTATTTACAATACGTTAAAAAATGGAAGAGACAAAATCAAAGCTAACTGCGACGACGAGTACCAAACGTGGGCGGAAGCCAAAGGGGTTAGGGGATAGAATCGAGCAGATAACCGAAGCCACCGGAATCAAGGCGGTAGTCGATTGGTTTGCAGAAGCAACCGGAGTAGACTGCGGCTGCGAAGCCCGCAAGGAAAAGTTAAACCGATTGTTTCCAAGCAAGAATCCTAAATGCCTGGAGGAACCGGAATACAAATGGCTCGACCAATTCTACAAGGAATACAAAAGCACTTTGTCCAGCGACCAAAGTAAAGAGATAGCAACAATCCACGCACGGGTATTCAATCACCAATACCACGTTCCTTGCGGATGCAACCCGAAGCTCTGGAAGCAATGGGTAGAGGAGTTGCGTTCCGTATATACTGCCTATGAATCATTCGGGTAAATACGGCGAAGCACTCTGGAAGGCGTATCTTGAAACAAAGGGATACGATGTTGAGGATGCCCCGAATTACAAGTTCTACGACTGGGACTTGCGAGCAACAAAGCGGGAAGCAGACCAAGATACAAACTTCCAGCCCGTATATACCTTCGAGGTTAAGTACGACGAGAAAGCGTATTGGTGGGCAAATAAACGAGGAACTCCGGATAACCCGAATCTCTATATTGAGTACCGCAATACCAATAGAAACGAGGATTCCGGTATATTGATGAGCAAAGCGGACTTCTACGTTTATATTATCAAGGCACAAACCGATATTGCTTATTTATTTAATACCGACAAACTACGAACGCACCTAACAAGTGCCAGTTACAAGAGCGTTGGGAATAGCGCAACCGGAGACGATAACGCTATGGGCTGGATTCCCTCGCTTGCCGTTCTTATGCAAACCAATTCATTCATTAAACAAATAGAGCTTTATGCCCTTACCTAAACCAAAATCAGGAGAAAAACAAAAGGAGTTTATTCAGCGTTGCGTTACGGATAACACAATGGCCAAGGAATTTCCCCAACAAGACCAAAGGGTAGCGGTATGCTATCAGCAATGGAAAGAAAAGTAGAGCTTCGGCTCTATTTTTTTTGCCCTGATGTTTGGTGTATTGTTTTTTTTTATATGTTTGTCGAAACAAAACACCTAAAACAATGAATCAGAAACTCCAAGACCTAATCATTAACGTAACCGTTCCGCTTGCGTGGATGGCTATTGTTACGGCATTCTTATTTTGTGCAATCCTGCTTCCGCAGATTTTTATCTATGCGGTATGCAAGTAACATACATTGATTTATTGGAAACTGCGGCTGACCAGAACGTAGGCCCAGAGGATAACTTTGATACGGTAATTGCTTTCCACGAAGCGTTTGCTGCTTGGGCAGGATTCAAGAACGTAGAAGAGTTCTACGACTGGCGGTTAGAGTTGGACGGCGCATACGAGCAAGGCCCCGACGGGCTTGCTTATTACGGTGGATTTATCCAAGAGCCAAGAGAAATAGAATTCCCAGAGGAGTTTACTATTGCTCCTTTGTACTTACTTGCGGAAGCTCACTGCGAATACCTTGCGTGGTAAATTTTAACTACCTAAACTTTTAATTATGACAATAGTAGAATATATGCGCCTGCTTATCAAGCAGTACGGTAGCGACATTCCGCAGGAGGAAATGGACAAGGCAATCAACTACGAATCGATGCTTCTGGACATTGCCTTTAACAAGGGCAGTATGGCAGCACACGATAAAATCAGAAAGATGCTATGAAAATTATTGAACTATTAGATGGCAGCACCTGGGATAGGGATACCATCTTAGAAAAGATGAAGGATGATTCGTTTTACTACGGGCACCTTGCAAAACACGCCTTGTCCTCGTCCGCTTGTAAGCTGTTGTTATCCTCACCCAAAACGTACCACTACGTTACAAAGTACGGGCAGGAGGATTCCGATGCGTTCACCGTGGGGCGATTGGTTCACTTGATGGCGTTAGAACCAAACCGAATGCAGGAGTACGACATTATCGACGTACAGAGCAAGAATACCAATATGTGGAAGGACGCTAAAGCAAAAGGCGGACAAATAATCACAAAGAAAGAATACAACGAAGCCAGAAGGATTGCCGATGCCTTACTACGCAACGAACACGTCCTTGGCTACATTCAGGGTTGCAAGTTCGAGGTGCCCGCTATTGGGATGATAGACGGTATTCCTTTTAGAGGCAAGGCCGATATCCTTGGGGATGGATTCATCGCAGACCTTAAAACCACTACCGACCTGCGTGCGTTTCCTTACAGCGCAAAGAAGTACGGGTACGACTTGCAAGCGTTTATTTATACCCGATTGTTTGGAGTGCCGATTGATAAGTTTATTTTTATTGCCGTGGACAAAGCTTCTCTTGATGTTGGGATTTACACCGTATCCCCAGAGTTTGTAGCGGAAGGTGAGCGCAAGGCGCAAGAGGCGATTAAACTATACAAAGAGTTCTTTATGGGAAAAGACAACCCAGAGCTTGACAACTATACCATTATCGGTCAACTTTAACCTTTACAAAATGGATAAATTTATTAGGGATATTGTAGTGCTGTGCGTATTATGTATTGCGCTCGGATGCTTAGTCGGGTTTTATTTTTACGAATATATTTAAGCAATGACCGACATTACTAAATGCACAGGGGAAGGGTGCGAACTAAAAGAAACCTGCTACCGCTACACTGCCCCTATGGGAATGTATCAATCGATGTTTGTTGAAGTACCTATTGAAGATAATAATTGTAATTACTACTGGAAAACCAACGAGAAATGAAAACACTAACATTCAAAATTGCAGACCGTCTGGACGAATTAGCTGGAGAGTGGTCTAAACACACCCCACAATGCGAGGCATTGATGATGGCAGCAAAAGAGGTTGCGACATTTGAGCAAGAGGAAAAAGACCGAATGGTTGACTTCGCATACAAATACGGAAACTTGACCCTTCGTGAGATTTCAGATGCTTTTAACAAGGAATATAAGAACGAGAAATGAAAATAGACCATATCGCACACTTCTGGGCTGGGATGGCAATCCTTGCCGTTACGGGTAGCTGGCCGATTCTTATTGCAGCAGCATTCGGCAGAGAATTAAAAGGAATCCTACTCGACGGCCGCAGGGATTACAACGATAGCGTTTGGGACGTTGTGTACACTTTAGTTGGCGGAGTAGCTGCAATGGTAGGTAAATTATTCTTTACCTTATGAAAGCGGTATTGGAGTTCACACTCCCCGACGAGGAGGTTGAGTTTATGGAAGCCGTCAACGGAGGGATGTTTAAGCACGTCCTTTGGCAGTTAGACCAAAAGCTACGAGGCAACTTAAAATACGGAGAACTTCCAGACGTTGAATACAAATGCTACGAAACGATACGGAAAGATTTGTATCGGCTACTTAATGCCAATAATTTGACAATAGAATGAAAACCCAAATCCAAGAGCTGATTGCCCTTTATCATTTGCTCGACGAAATCACTCAAATAATCGAATCGGAGAATAGCGGTTTATCAGCGGAGCAAAGGTTGGGCGAGATTGAAATCACAATAAAAAACTATTTCAAAGAATGAAAGACCAGTTTATGCGGATAGCAATGGCTCGCTTAAAGTCCATCTATCCTTTCAAACCACAACGCAGAGCAGTTGCTGCAAAGATGTGGGTTAAGTTCTTGGAACGGCAATGAAGAACCACACAAAGGTTTATCTTAAGGCAATGGGGTTGTCCGCTGTGGAATTTATCCCTTGCGAAGTCTGCAATCGTAGAGCTGTTGACATTCACCATATCGAACCCCGTGGTATGGGAGGTAGTAAACTTATGGACACTCCAGAGAACTTAATGGCGTTGTGCCGGGAGTGCCACCACGAAGCCGACTTTGGTGTTGAACTATCCAAGGACTTCTTAAAAGCTGTACACCTAAAAAAGCTAAACAAATGATTCATATCATTACGCCCTGCTCACGCCCGGAGAATCTTTCAACAATCAAGCAAACCATTCCAGAGGATTGCAGTTGGACGGTAGTCGTTGACGAGAAAGCAATAGGCGATTTCCCAAACGGAATTACCTACCTACGTCCTAACGTATCCGGTAGTTGGGGGCATCCACTACGGAATGTCGGTATGGAGTTTATATTGGCGTTAAAGGCCAAAAGAGGCGATTACATATACTTTCTCGACGATGATAACATAATTCACCCGGATTGGTACGAGGCCGTTAAAAACGAGTTTTACCCAGTTATCACCTGGGGGCAAGTATTTAAGAATGGCCACCCAAGATTACACCCGACTAAAGAGCCAAGAGTAGGCACAATCGATACCGCCTCGTTTATGGTTCGTTGCGATGCTATTGGTGAAGTAAGATTCGGAAACGAATACGAAGCAGATGGATTGTTCGCTCAACAAATGGCTAAGTGGAATGTAAACACGCTCGATGCCTACCTTTGTTACTATAACTATTTGAAATGAAAGTCCTTTGCATTGGTGACCCGGATTCCGGGGTGGTGTACCACCGGATTTACAAGCCCTTCACTCTACTCAAGGAGAAAGGGCTTTTAGATTTTCAGATAATTAACTATAGACATCCAATTCCTGAGGGCGATTGGGAAGGAGTTACTCACGTTATCTTTTCCCGTGCGCTGCCGTTTACCGGAGAATCTTTTTCTAACTTCTTTGCTATCTGTAAAGCGCTGGGCAAGAAGGTTATCATTGATAACGACGATTGGTGGCACCTGGCATTAGACCACCCCTCAAAAGCAACATACGATAAAATAAACTTATCAGGAAGGATAGTAAACTCTATGTACTTTGCGGATGAGGTTTGGACAACCCAAAAGTATTTAGCAGATAAAATCAAGAAGGTAAATAGAAACGTACATATTATCCCAAACGGATTAGACCCTTCCGACCCGCAATGGCAAATTACCCGCCAGGAAGCAGACGAAGTACGGTTCGGTTACGTCGCCGGCATATCCCACCTTCCAGACCTTTTGCAAAATAAGATAGACCTTTCCCCTTACGAATCCTACGTTGCTGACCTTGGTGGATACCCACAAGCTGCAAAAGCAAGATTCGCATTAGAAACAAAATCCCCAGAGGAATACGGACAACTTTACCAAATGTTTGATGTTGCATTGGCTCCGTTATTGCCAAGTGAGTTTAACCGCTGCAAATCAAATCTTAAAATGGTAGAAGCAGGGTTTGCTGGTTGTGCGTTAATTGTAAGTGATGTAGCACCGTACTCTAAACACCTAACGGATAAGAACTGCATCGCTGTAAAACATAACGGCGATTGGAATAAGGCAATTAAATACCTACACGAGAACCCAAACAAAGCCGGGGATATTGCCCTGACCCTTCACGAGGATATGACCACGAACTTTAATATACACGATTTTAACGATATTAGATTAGAGCGTTTATGCAAATAGTACCAATTACCCAAGTGGTTCCCAATACGAGCAACCCACGAATTATCAAAGACGATAAGTTCAAGAAGCTCGTAAAATCAATCCAGGAGTTCCCGCAAATGCTTGAGCTGCGCCCTATCGTTGTAGATGCAAATATGGTAGTCCTTGGTGGTAATATGCGCTTAAAGGCGTGCAAAGCCGCTGGGCTTAAAGAAGTGCCGATTGTTATTGCCGATAAGCTAACGGAGGAGCAACAAGCGGAGTTCATAATCAAAGACAACGTAGGGTTCGGAGAATGGGACTGGGACTTATTAGCAAACGAATGGGATGAGCAGTTATTGCAGGAATGGGGATTGGACTTACCATTTGACAATACGCCCGTTCTGGAAGCGGAGGAAGATGATTACGAAGCACCATCCGAAATAAAGACAGACGTAGTATTAGGGGACTTGATAGAGATAGGCAACCACCGTTTGTTATGTGGTGACGCTACGGATAGCGATGCAGTCGCAAGGTTAATGAATGGGGAGAAGGCGGATATGGTATTTACTGACCCGCCTTATGGTGTTAATTATCAATCAAGCTGGAGAAACAATAAAAGCGAAAAGAAATTTGATGTACTTGAGAACGATGATAAGTTTCTCGATTTCAAAGCTAATTTGGTTTTATTTACAAAAGAAAGCTCTCCTTGGTTTATTTGGACATCGCATCAAGTATATCCAATCTGGAGAGATATGTATGAAGAATTTTATCTGAATACTATTATTTGGAATAAGGGTAAAATGGGAATGGGGGATTTAAGCAGTTACGGCAATAATTACGAAATGGCATTGTTCTGCTCACAAGGTAAACCAAAGCTAAAGGGGGAAAGAAAAAAAGCAATATGGGACATAAACGTAGAATCGGGCTCGGACTATATGCACCCAACACAAAAACCAATTAGTCTTTCTGCTTATGCAATTCCAGATTTTATAAATGAAAAAGATTTAATATTAGACCTCTTTCTCGGCAGTGGTTCTACAATGGTAGCAGCACACCAACTCAACCGCAAATGCTATGGTATGGAACTTGACCCCAAGTATTGCCAGGTGATTATAGACCGAATGCACAAGCTCGACCCCTCACTTGAAATTAAAATAAACGGCAAACCTTATGGACAGGACTGAACAGCATAAAAAGGCAATGCTCGATGCATTGGAAAAATCGCTTGGAGTTGTAACCTCGGCTTGCAAGACGGTAGGCATTGGGAGAACTACGCATTACCTTTGGATGGATAGCGACCCTGAATACAAAGCAGCAGTCGATTCACTATCAGACGTTGCCCTTGACTTTGCGGAAAGCCAGTTGCATAAACAAATTAAAGAAGGTAATTCAACCGCAACAATCTTTTTTCTAAAAACAAAAGGAAAGAAGCGTGGCTATGTAGAGCGGCAGGAGTTAGACGTATCCACGGGCAAGATGTTCCAAATAGAAGTACTTGGCAACGATACAGACCAATAAGGTATTTAACCACCTAATTAAAAGCGATAAGCGTATTATCGTTGAGCAAGGCGGTACACGGAGCGGGAAAACTTACAATATCCTGCTCTGGCTTATTTTCTATTACACCGAACGCAATACCGCCAAGACCATAACCATTTGCCGTAAGTCGTTCCCGTCCTTGCGGGCTTCGGTTATGCGGGACTTCTTTGATATTTTGCGTGAACACGATTTATACCGGGAGGAATACCATAACAAGTCCAGCCACGAATACCACCTTAACGGGAACCTTGTTGAGTTTATATCGTTAGACCAGCCGCAGAAGATTAGGGGACGTAAGCGGAACCTACTTTACATTAACGAGGCAAACGAATTGTTTTACGAGGATTGGCAGCAGCTTATCTTTCGTACCGATGGGCGTATTATCCTTGATTACAACCCTTCCGAATCTTTCCATTGGATTTACGACCGGGTAATACCCCGTGAGGATTGCGACTTTTACCAAACCACCTACCGGGATAACCCGTTCCTTGACGAGAAGATTAAGCAGGAAATTGAACGGCTAAAAGAAACCGATGATGACTATTGGCGTATCTACGGTCTGGGTGAGCGTGGTATGTCACGAGCGACCGTCTTCCAATTCGGAACGTCTGAAATCCCACAAGAAGCAAAACTACTATCCTATGGCCTTGACTTTGGTTTTACAAATGACCCGTCCGCTATTGTGGCAATCTACCAGCACGGGGACAATCTTTACCTGGACGAGCTGCTCTACCGGACGGGTATGACCAACCGTGACCTTCACCACCACCTGCAATCGTTAGGACTTGACCGAAGGGACGAAATCTTTGCAGATAGTGCCGAACCGAAATCAATCGAGGAATTGCACCGATTCGGCTGGAACGTGAAGCCAACCGCCAAGGGGCAAGATTCGATTAACGCAGGTATTGATATTCTTAAACGCCATAAGATATTTGCAACAGCACGGAGCAACAATCTAATTAAAGAATTGCAGAACTACAAATGGACGGAGGACAAGAACGGCAACCTGCTTAATAAGCCAATAGACGTTATGAATCACGCCCTCGATGCGGCACGTTATGCCGTGTACAATAAACTTTCTAAACCAAACTACGGTAGGTATTCTATCCGTTGAGTTATTTATCTATGGAACTTAAATTAGTAGTACCAACTTCGCTTGACGAAATCACGCTCGAACAATATCAGCGATTCGCTCGTATTGAAGGGGAGGGTGAGTTCAAACAAATGAAGATGCTCGAAATCTTCTGCGGGGTTCCATTTTCAGAGTTGCCGAATGTCCGCTTGATAGATGCAGTAAGCGTATTGGAACGCCTGACTAAGACCCTATCCGAGAAGCCCGGATTAACTAAATTCTTTGAACTCAACGAGGTTAAATACGGATTCATTCCAGCACTTAACGAAATTTCCCTCGGTGAGTTTGTCGACCTTGATTCGTACCTATCCGATTGGGCAACGATGCACCGTGCAATGGCTGTACTGTATCGCCCGGTCGTAAAGGAAAAGGGTGAGCGTTACGATATTGAGAAATACGCAGCAACAGACGAACGAGACGAAATAATGAAACAGATGCCCGCTTCGGTAGTGCTTGGTGCGCTGGTTTTTTTTTATCGTTTAGGGAACGTATTGGCAGCGCATACCCTTCGCTCTTTGGAGAAAGAACTGAAAACCCATACACCAGAGAAGCCCAGTTCGGACAGCGATGGGGATGGTATCAATCAATCTATGCGCTTGCTCAAGGAGATGTCCTCAAATTTGGAGACGTTACTCAACTTCCAATAAACCAAGCCCTTACATACCTAACATTCGAGAAAGAGAAAAACGATATTGAAATATCAATGATAAAAAAATGAGAAGTTTTTATTTAGCCACCGAAAAGATAAACGACTACCTATCCTCGCATCCACTTGTGAAGGTTGTAACCTTTGGGGATATTTTTGATGTTGACCTTAACAAGCAAACGATATTCCCGTTGGCGCATATTATGGTTAACCAAGCAACATTCGCAGACCACGTAATACGATTCAACGTATCGGTGTTATGTATGGATATTGTGGACGAAACGAAGCAGGATATTAGAGACCAAAATGAGCCGTTCTTTGGCGTGGATAACCAGCAGGATATTCTTAATACAACCTTGGCTATTCTAAACGGATTGCAATCCCAGTTGCGCCGTGGTACGTTGTACACGGAGAAGTACGAAATCGAAGGCGATATTATTTGTGAACCGTTTACCGAGCGATTCGAGAGCCTGCTCACCGGTTGGAACCTGACCTTTGACTTGATTGTACCGAATACGGAAATATCTATTTGCTGATGAGCCGCAAAGAACTCGTACAAGCCGCATTAACGACGTTTGCAAAGCGTGTAATTCAACAGGCGAGGCAGAACCTCACAAAGAAGAAAAAGAACAGCACAAAGGAGCTGTACAATTCTCTTGACTACGACTTGGCGGTTGGGCCTAACTCTTTCTCCCTTACGTTCTCGATGGAGCAGTACGGGGAGTTTCAAGACAAAGGTGTAAGCGGTGTGAAACGCAAGTTCAACACGCCATATAAATATACCAATAAGATGCCACCACCCAAGGCGTTTGCAAACTGGGTAGTGCGTAAGGGATTGCAAGGTGTCCGGGATAAGAACGGAAGGTTTATCCCACGCAAGAGCTTGCAATGGGCAATAGCAAAGTCGGTGTACAACAATGGTATTAAACCGAGTTACTTTTTTAGCGCACCATTCAAAGTCAACTTTAAGAAACTACCACAAGAAATAGTCCAGGCGTTTGAACTTACGCCCGATGACTTCCAAGCATTCACACGTAAATAATGGGACTACCAATAGCCGCCTTTCCGACCTCGTTGCAATTTACAAGGTCTCCGATATTTATCACGCTAACAAAAGGCACAGCCGTTAACGACGGCCTTGTTGATGCTACGCTTACCCTGCGTATTTTCCAAGGTAGCAGCGCATCCAGCCCAACTGCGGACTATACGTTATTCAAGACCTCGATTAACGACGAACCTATTGTATTTGAAATCAGCGAGTTAATACGTGAGAAGATTACCACCGTATTAAAGAACGACCCTATTAGCGATTGGGAGAACGCAACAACCGAGGACGTATGGTGTAAGTTTTCTTTATCGTCTAACTACGTTAATGCAGGAACTCCAGGAAGCGGCTTAATTCAAAACAATCAATCGTTCCTATGTACTGACGGCTGGTTGCCGTTTACTACGCAATCCGGGGGTATCGTTGCGGGTGCTGGCTTAATCACCAACCGCACCATTCAAGTTATGGGAGGATACGAGCAGTCCTTGCCCGCTTTGTACGATGCGAACACCGACCTTAACGGAGTGCTGTACAACGTAAACGGAACCGACTATTTTTACGTGCTATCTGACGAGCTTGGATTCTCAAACACAAGTACCCAGTCAACACAAAAGATTATCTATATTCCCGCTGGCCCGAATAGCGTGGATTCTTTCTTGGGTGTTGAGCCGATTGAGGATTACACCATTTCATTGATTAGTGATAGCGCAGCAGTCAACTACAAAGCACGGGTAGAAGCCGACGGCGGTACGTGCGAGGGGTTTGCTTGCCTACGTGCAGCACTTGCTGAATTGGGATACGAGGAGAACGCTACCGATTACAATTACGAATTGGTTTGCGAACCTAAATACACCCCGGTACGTGTTACCTTCATTAACCGATACGGGGTAAGCGATTACCTGACTTGTTTCAAGGTATCTACCCGAAGCGGAGGATTCACACGGGAAAGTTATATGCCGCAGTTACCACGTCCTTACGACGTAACCCAGCAGTTGCAGTACCGTAACTTTGACGTCAACAGCCGAGAAACGATTACCGTTAACACCGGGTGGGTGGACGAGAATTACGACGATGTTATCCGTGAGCTGCTTATGAGCGAAAAGGTATCGCTTCTTTACGATGGGCAAGAGTTCACGGCTAACCCAACCGACGGAGGTGTTGAATACTTTAAAGAGGTGAACGCCAAAATGATTAACTACACCTTGACGTTTGAGATTGCTTGGAACATTAGGAACAACATTCGATGAAAAATAAGGTAACGCTATTTGTAGGGGACGAGGAACTTGATATGTTCGGGGACGAGGATATTGTAATTAACCTTTCCGTACAAAACATTCAAGACATAAGCAAGGTATTTACCGACTTCAGTCAGGGCTTCAGCGTTCCGGCATCGCCAAGGAATAACGCTATCTTTTCCCATTACTACCGCACGGATATTGTTGGTGGTGCTGACTACCGATTGCGTGCCGAGGGCTACATTGAAATTAACGGCTTGCTATTCCGTTACGGCTCTATTGAACTAGAAGGTGTACAGATGCGCCAAAATGCGCCCTACGCTTACGATATTACGTTCTACGGGCTGTTGGTGAATCTTACGGACTTGTTCGGTGAGGATTATTTGTACGACCTTGCATCACTTTCCGATTACAATTTAGATTATACCCCGAATAATGTTTATACGGGCTTGCGTGGCCGCACGTTATATCCTATTGTTTTCCCGTTAATCACGGCGCAGGACGTTTGGTTATACGAAAGCGATAATACCAATAATGACCCGAACAACATTTATTGGCATAATCAAAACCAACAACACGGAGTTCAATACTACGACTTGAAGCCCGCCATTACTATTGACGCAATAGTTGCAGCGATAGAAACAAATTACGGCATTACGCTTAACGTAAGCGGGATTGAGGATTATGAGAACTTGTATATGTGGTGCCACCGCAGGGCTGGTTATATGTATAAGGATATTCCGAATGCTATGCGGTGGGTTGCGTTAATTGCACCGACCCCATATACTGTAATTGCAACTGATTGGTGGAATTATGGAAATAGCACGTTTACCCCACAAGGAATAACTGGTTCCGGGAATGTTTACGATATGACTATTTCGATAGACGTTGGGGCTTATGCCAATGATTACACGGTTGGTGTTTTCGTTGACGATGTATTGGTGGCGCAGCAAGTCGAAAACGGAAGTGCTGTTTTTGCGTTCTCATCAATACCAGTAACTAACAATTCGGTTGTGTATTTTGCTTTTAAGCAATCCACCAACGAAACGACCACCTGCACAGTTGACGAAGTGGCGATACAATTATCTTTTTCGCCGAACACGCAATATGTTTCAGCATACAACCCCGGAGCGCAATCAGCGATTGCTGTTATAGATATACCTTCTTTGATGCCAGAGCAAAAGGTTTCTGACTTTTTGGCTTCGCTATGCAAGATGTTTAATCTGGTTATTATTCCAACGAGCAGTACGGAGTTTGATTTGAAGCCGTTGAGCGATTGGTATGGCACGGGTACGGATGTTGACCTATCCCAATACTTTGATATTACAGAAAGCCAAGTAGAGCGTCCACAGCTTTACAAGCAGATTCAATTTCAATACAACGAGACCGGAGCAATTACCGGAGAAGAATACCGACTAACTAACGACGTTGGATACGGCGATTTGCGCTCGGAGTTTGTATTCGATACGGACGAGGAGTTGACGGTGCAACCGCAATTCGACCAGATGCTTTTCACCCGGTTAACCGACCAAGATGGAGGAGCGTTAACAAAGTTGTTAGCAGGATACGCAGTAACCCGTGAGCTGGAAACGTATTTAGGGCAACCATTTTTATTCTATGTAGCAACCCCGGTAACTCTTAGCCCAGCAACATTATCGTTTATTGACCCAACCAATACGATTACCGGCCACGACGCCGTATCCGTTACAACGGTTGTGTACGCAAACGCATCCAATAAAAATACAAACACCGCATTAACCTATTCGTTAAACTACGGAGCCGACCTCGACCCGTGGTTTTTTGAATCAGTAAACAATTCGCTCTACAATACTTATTGGAGTGATTATGTTACGGACTTGTATGACCCTTCCCGTAGATTGGTACGCATTCCTGCTATATTGCCTTTGGGCAAGATTCTAAACTTCGACCTAAAAAACAAGTTAATTTGGAATGGCGAGAAGTGGATTGTAAACAACGTGCAGATTAACCTTACCACGGGCAAGGCAGAGTTCGAACTATTAAATGATGTATGAGGGAATCTTATTTGAGTTATTTGATTGCACTCCTTAACAGCGAGCATTACTTCGGCGTATCGCCGGAGATTGATATTGCAAAGGGTATGTACAAGATAGGTGGTAAAAATGCAAATTATCGTAAATGGCGGTCGTTGAAACAGTAAAGATTCAAGGGGATGGTTCGGGGTTAGAGGCAACTCTTGAAAAACTTAACGCCACCGTTGAAAAATTAGCAGATACCCTCGGAACCGTACAAACGGAATCCAAGCAGGGGTTTGAATCTATGGCCAAAGGCGTTAAGAACGTCGAGAAGCAAACGGGCAAAACCACCGGGGCAATAGGACGCCTTGTGAGTTCAATTAAAGGGCTTGCGATTGTTACCGCCGTCGGTGATACCATTTTAGATGTATTTACTTCAAACCAAAAGGTTGTTGACTTTTTTAACACGAGCATCAATACAATCAAGATTCTATTCTCCGAATTGGCGGAGGTAGTATTCCCGGTTGTAGAAAAAGCGTTGGATTCCTTATTTACCGACCCGGTACAAGCAATTAAGGACTTTGGCGCATTGGTATATGAATACGGCATTAACCTATTTAAGCAAATGGGTAACGCTATTGGGGAACTTGGTGGTGCTATTGTATCGTTCTTTAAGGGGGATTTTGCAAAGGCATCCAAGCAAGCCAAGGAAGCGTTTAGCGAGGTTGTGGACGGCGTTGTAGGCGTAGAGGAAGGTGGACTTGAAATAATTGAAAAAGCCGCAGAGCGTGTATCTAAAAGAGTTAAGGAGGCAATCAAGGAAGGCCAAAAGCTTACAGCACTTGAAAAGGCCGCAGCACTTGCAGACGTTAAACGACAAAAAATTCAGTTAGAGCAACAGCGGTTGGCGGAATTGCAACGCCAGGCACGGGACGATGAGTTTGCTTCTATTGAGGATAGGATTAAGGCCAATGAGGAATTGGGCAAGATTCTTGAAAATCAATACACCCTGGAAGCGGAGCAGATACAAAAGAAGATTGCCTTTGCCCAAGCGCAATACAACATTAACAAGACCACGGAGAATGCCGTAGCATTGGCACAGGCCAACTTGGAACTTACAGACCTTGGCGAGCGTTTGGAAGGTCAACGCTCCGAGCAGAAAATGAATTATATTTCTTTGCTCCGTGAGGAAAAGGATATTGAGCGCACTAATACGGAGGCGTATATCGCCCGGTTAGAAGCGCAGTTAAACCTTGATTCCGAATTGCTTAATTCCGAGCGTGAGCGTTTGAACGTACAACTGCAAAACATTGAAACCTTAAAGACGGCACGTATTGCCGCTATCGAAGACGAGTTAGCATTAACAAAAGAAGGAACCGCACGTTACAACGAGCTTATTAACCAACGTGCTGAGGTTGAGCAGAACTCCGCTATTGAAACGGCGAAGATTAAAAAAGACCTTAATCAGAAGGATATTGAAGACCGCAAGATGGTTAACGATGCCTATATGAATTTAGCGCAGCAGTCGATATCAGCGCTTACTTCTATTTCCGAATTGTTTGCCGGTGGTAACGAAGCCCGCCAACGTAAGGCATTCCAGCTTAACAAGGCCCTGCAGATTGCAGACGCTACTATGGCTACTTACACGGCGGTTGTGGGTGCGTTAGGCGCAAAGGGTGCTGATGGCTTATTACCGTTCCCGGTACGGGTTGCTAACGCCGTTGCAGCGGGTGTTATCGGTGCCGCTAATGTAGCAAAGATTGCAGCTACAAAGTTTAGCGCATCCGAATCACCGACCCCGGATACTAACGCCCCGGATATGAGTTCCGCTGGTGGTTCAATGTCTCCGCAATTTAACGTAGTGGGGCAAGGTGGAATAAACCAATTAGCCGCAAGTGTAAACGGGCGCAATCAGCAACCGATTCAAGCATACGTGGTAGCAGGTCAAGTTACCAACGCACAACAATTAGCAAGACGCAGAGCAAGAACAGCAACATTCGGATAGATGAAAAAAGTAATTGAACTTGTCCTTGAGGAAACCGAAGGACTAAACGGAATCAACGCAATATCTATCGTTGAACACCCAGCGATTGAGGAGAACTTTATTACCCTTGCAAAGGAATACGAGGTAGAGTTCAAAGCGCAAGACGAGGAGAAGCGTATCTTAATGGGTGCAGCCCTTATCCCAAACAAAACAATTTACCGCAACCAAGGTGGTGAGGAGTTTTACGTGTACTTTTCAAAGGATACGGTACGCAGGGCTTCGGAGTTATTCTTAATGCGTGGCTATCAAGGTAACACCACACTCGAACACGCCGCAGAATTAAGCGGCTTGTCGGTAGTGGAATCTTGGATTGTAGAAGACCCACAAAAAGACAAGACCGCTATCTACGGAATGGAATTACCCGAAGGTACCTGGATGGTTTCAATGAAAGTCAACAACGACGATATTTGGAATAACTACGTTAAGACCGGACGGGTTAAGGGCTTTTCTATTGAGGGGTACTTTGTGGATAAGATGCAAATGGAATCCCACCTTGAACGCATCGAGGAGGAGGAAGCAGAGTTTATGCTTTCCAACATTATCGCCAAAATTAAAAAGGATGGCCGTTTGAAAAGCAAGAAGCGAATCGAAATGGAATCCTACACGGACTACCCAGAAGCGGTACGCAATAACGCCAAGCGAGGAATCGAACTAAACGAGAAAGGCGGTAACAAATGCGCTACGGCAGTTGGCAAGATTCGAGCGCAACAGCTCGCAGACGGACGGCCTATCAGCGTAGAGACCATTACCCGTATGTACTCGTACCTATCCCGTGCTGAAGCATACTACGACGAAAACGATATGCAGGCGTGCGGTACTATTTCCTTCCTGCTATGGGGCGGGTTAGCCGCAAAGCGTTGGGCAGAATCTAAACTTAAAGAATTAGGCAAACTATGAAACAGACCCCAAGCCGTTCCTCCCCCAAAGGAGACAAGCGTGGCTGCTTGTGCAAGAATAACACCTATTCCAAAAAGTGCTGCGATGGCTCGTTGCAAGCACAAGGCGTAGGCGTTACCGTGAAGGTGCCAGTATAAGGTTGTTGTAATCTTCCCTTGTTATTCGGATGATGCCTTGTTCGGTAATAATTTCCCCGTACTTATTACCCTTGCGGATATTGTCCGCATTCCACTTTGGGCCAAGATTCGTGTAATGACAAAGATTAAACAATTCCCTACGGTTCCTTGCCCAGCTCAATGGAATCAAGTGGTCTACTGCCCATCCTTTTTTACCGTAGTTGTTTGCTAACATACCTGGCTCAAATTGTGAAGATATGTATTTTATCAATGTCTTAGCATCGCATCCGATTAGCTTATAGAATGATTTTTTCTTTTCTCCAGCCGCAAGCAACATTCTTAACCTTGTTGCGTGAGCAATTCTAAATTTTGTCAAAAATTCAAATTCCTCATCAGCAGCCATTCTTTTTTTAGTGCTTTTACCAACCTTTTTAGCTTGACAGGACGAGCAATTTGAAACCTTGAACGATACGCAACTATCGTGTATTTCAAATTTTGATAGTAGAGTGTGTTTTATTACTTTGCCTATTTTATTACACCCACTACACATAACGTACGAGCCAACAATCCCTGGGACGTCTTTTCCGTAAACCCCAGAAGTTTGTTGAATCTCTACAATAGCATCAGCTGAAATTGGAAAATAGTTTATATAAAAGCCTTCATCTTCTTCTTTGTCATACAATATCTCGTCTTGAAAAACGCTGTTTACCTTTTTAATATAGTCATTTAATAAATCAATGTTTGAATCCTTGACTTTATATTGTCGCTTAACCATATCGCAATTTAAGTCAAAAATGTAACATATCAAAATTACTGAGTCTTCTTTATAGACATAAAAAAATATGAAAGCAACAGAAATTTTCCAAAAATTCTTTGCCGAACTGTCCGCAGTTGAGACCTCCGGTGTTGAGTTGGCGCAAGCCAAGCTCGATAACGGCACCGTCTTGGAAGCTGAATCATTTGAGGCAGGCCAACCCATTTTCATCGTATCAGAGGAAGACCGTATCGCAGTCCCAGTCGGTGAATATCAAATGGAAGATGGCCGCATCTTGGTTGTAGCCGAAGAAGGTGTTATCGGTGAAATCAAAGAAGCAGCAGCCGAGGTAGAAGAAGAAGCCCCATCAGTTGAAATCGAAGTTGAAGCAGCTATCGAGCCAACTATGGAGGAGAAAATCAAGGAGATGGTTATGCCACTCATTGAGGAGATGCGTGCAGAAATGTCCGCAATTAAGGAGGAAATGGGAGCGTACAAAAAGAAGCAGGAGATGTCCTCGGATATGCCCGCTGCTATGCCCATCCGCCACAATCCAGAAGCAGCCCCTGCACCTGCACGAGTTAACCTCGCACAGAACGCACCGGAGACTGCTATCGACCGAGTTCTCGCACGTCTAAACAAATAAAATCAATTAAAAAATGGCTACGACCACTTCAATCACTACTACGTATGCTGGCGAGTTTGCCGGTAAATACGTTGCCGCCGCTCTTTTGAGCGCACCGACCTTGGACAAAGGTCTTATCGAGGTAATGCCCAACGTGTATTACAAATCCGTTATCCAAAAGGTAGGTACTGACGATATCTTGAAGAACGCTACTTGCGACTTTGACCCTACGTCTACCGTTACCTTGACCGAGCGTGTTTTGACCACCGAGGAGTTCCAAGTTAACTTGCAAATGTGCAAAAAGGACTTCGAGCAAACTTGGCAAGCCGTTGAGATGGGTTACTCTGCATTCAAGAATGTACCTGCCTCTTTTACTGACTTCATCGTAGCTTACGCTGCCGAGAAGGTTGCTGCTCGTATCGAGCAAAACATTTGGGCGGGTGTTAACGCTTCTGCTGGCCAGTTCGACGGTTTCCAAACTTTGTTTGCTGCTGATGGTGACGTTATTGACGTAACTGCTACGACTGTTACCGCTGCTAACGTAATCGCTGAATTGGGTAAGGTTGTAGACGCTATCCCATCTACCTTGTACGGCAAGCAGGATTTGACTATCTACGTTCCACAAAACGTAGCCAAGGCCTATGTACGTGCTTTGGGTGGCTTTGCTGCTGCTGGAGTAGGTGCTAACGGTGTTGACAACAAGGGTACTATGTGGTACGGTTCTCAGGACTTGTACTTCGATGGTATCAAAGTTGCACTTGCTGAAGGTTTGTCTTCTAACAAAATGGTGGCTGCACAGAAGTCAAACTTGTTCTTCGGAACTGGCTTGTTGAGCGACAAGAACGAGGTTCGCCTGATTGATATGGCTGACATCGACGGTTCTCAGAACTTCCGTTTGATTATGCGTATGAGCGCTGGTATCCAGTACGGAATCGGTAGCGACATCGTTTACTACGGAGCTTAATCATTCTAAATTTCCTTGAAGGGGGTGGTGGTGTAATAACGCCCCACCCCTTTCTTTTTTAACTTACTAAATACAAATAAAATGGCTTGTGCATTATCCCTTGGCCGAATTGAACCCTGCAAGGACGTTGTAGGTGGAATCACATCGGTTTACTTCCTGAACTATCAGGAATTAACGGTTACATACGACGTAACCAACACGGACGCTATCGACGTTTTGGGTAGCGGTTTGACGGCTTACAAATACGACTTAAAGGGCAGCTCTTCTTTTGAGCAAACCGTAACTTCAAGCCGTGATACCGGAACCACGTTTTTTGACCAGAACTTGAACTTGACCTTGCACAAATTGAGCAAGCAGTCTAACAAGGAAATCAAATTGATGGCTTACGGGCGTCCGATTGTAATCGTTGAGGACTACAATGGTAACTACTTTGTTGCTGGTTTGGAGAACGGTTGCGAAGTAACTGGAGGTACGATTGTAACGGGTGCTGCTATGGGTGACCTTTCTGGTTACACCTTGACGCTGAACGGACAAGAGCAGGTTCCTGCTAACTTCTTGGACGGCACTTTGGCTGCTGCTGGAATTTCTACTATCGTTGTAGGTACCGACTTCTGATTATGAGCAAGCAATCTATCTACAATATGCTTGCTTCAAAGGCGGTAAAGGTTGAATTGTCTTTAGTTAGCGAACTTATCACACGAGTTCAAGAATCAAAAGAAAAAGTAAAATCTTTGCGTGATGCAGAAGTAAAGTTGTTCAACATATTTGATGAGGCTACTCGCTTGGCTAAAGATTTAGATGTTGAATACGGAGGCGCACTTTCTTTGACTAATGTTATTACAAAGTCTATTGAAAGAACGGAAGTAGCAGCAAAAGAATTAGGACTTGATGTAAATTCAATCAAAGAGATTAAAGACGTTAAGGCTGCTGAACAAGATTTGCTTACGGCCATATTAAAAGCAGATAACACAATTAAAGCTTATCGCTCACTTTAATAAGAAAGCAATTTTCAGAAAGGCCACCTCCGGGTGGCTTTTTTGTTTGTAAGAAAAACAAAACGTCCGACTTGAGTTAATTAGAGGATGAACATTTTAACTACAAGCGCAACAGCGCAGAATTTACAAATTATCCCTCGCTCGTTTCCTGCTTCTGTATCGGCACGGTTAACGAATGAATCTACCAATACCACCCAGACGCAAACAATCGCACCTACAAGCGCAAACGGGTATATGACCTTGAATGCTGCTTGGACTTTGAAGGCACAAAACTTTTACCTATTGGAGGTGTTTAGTGGTGTAAATTTGATTTATCGTGGCCGGGTATTCTGCACCGACCAAACAAACTTCGAGAAGTTCACCGTGAATGCCGGGGTGTACGACCAAGAAACCGCAGGAGATAATACGTTCGTAATTATATGAGCAACATACGATTTATGGCCTTAAATTCCTACGTTAAGCCGCAGGTAAAGGAGGTTAGTGGAAAGAATTGGATTGAGTACGGGAATGATAACAATTATTTCCAATACTTAATCGACCGCTACAACGGGAGCCCTACCAATAACGCAATCATTAACGGCGTTATCGATATGATTTTCGGCAAGGGTCTGGCTGCAACAGACGCAGCCCAGAAGCCCGACGAGTACGCAATGATGATGGGCTTATTCACCAAGAATTGCGTTAAGAAGGTCGTTAGCGATTTTAAGATGATGGGCAACGCTGCCTTTCAGGTTATTTACAACCAAGACCACTCAAAGGTTGTGGGGATTGAGCATATCCCAGTCGAGACCTTGCGTGCTGAAAAGTGCAACGAGGAAGGTTTTATCCCTGCTTATTACTACGCAAAGAATTGGGATAGGGTAGCACAACGCAAGGAAGTTCCGGTACGCATTGATGCTTACGGAATGTCCAAGGCGGGTATCGAGATTCTGTACATTAAACCGTACAAAGCAGGATACTACTACTACGCCCCAACGGACTACCAAGGTTCCTTGCCTTACGCAGAGCTGGAGGAAGAGGTAGCGAATTACCATATCAGCAACATTAAGAACGGACTTGCTCCGTCTATGCTGATTAACTTTAATAACGGAACACCTACCGAAGACGAGCAGAGCTTAATTGAGGCACGTATTGCCGATAAGTTTTCCGGTAGCTCGAATGCTGGCCGTTTTATCTTGGCGTTTAACGATAACAAGGAACTCGCAGCAACAATCGAACCCGTACAATTATCCGACGCAAGCGAGCAGTACCAATTCCTTTCCTCGGAATGTACGCAAAAGATTATGGTAGGTCACCGGGTCACAAGCCCGATGCTTTTGGGCATTAAGGATAGCAGCGGACTTGGTAATAATGCCGACGAGTTGAAGACGGCTTCTATCTTGTTTGATAACGTGGTTATTAGACCATTACAAGAGATTATCCTCGATGCAATAGAGCAAGTGCTATCTTTCAACGGGGCGGCCTTAAATATCTATTTTAAGACGTTACAGCCGTTGGAGTTCAAAGAGGAAATTGTTGCTCCTTCCGAGGTGGTGGAGGAATCTACCGGAGTGGAGGATAGCGGTATTGCAATGTCCGCCGACGTGAGCGACGAAGTTCTTAACGGAATGTTCGATGCGTTGAACGAGTTTGGCGAAGACGAGGACTTGGACGAATGGGAATTGGTGGACGAACGCCCCGTTGACTACGAGCAAGAGGAGTATTTGGATTCAATCTTAAAGTTCGCCAAGACCGGTGAGGCGTTTCCCAACGCAAAGAGTGAGCAAGACGGAGTAACCAAAGACGGACGCAAGTACAAGATTCGTTATTCCTATGCCCCTGGCACAACCAAGACCAATAGCCGTGAGTTTTGCAAGCTGATGGTAAACGCAAAGAAGGTGTACCGCAAGGAGGATATTATGCGTATGCGCAAGCAGGAAGTTAACGCAGGATTCGGGCCTCGTGGCGCAGCAACATACGATATATGGCTCTACAAAGGAGGCGCACGTTGTCATCACTTCTGGATGCGTAAGACCTACCTGGCAAAAGCCGAAGGCGTAACTCCTGACGCTAAAAACCCGAATGCCGACGTATCGGTAAACCAAGCTCGTAAGGCAGGCGTAAAGCCAGAGACGAATAACCCAAAGGTTGCAAAGCGTCCGGTAGATATGCCCCACCAAGGATTCTTAAAACCTCGTAAATAATGGCCACGGCTCTTTTTATCAAACGTGAGGATATTGTACGCAATACGGTTATTTCCGGCAACGTCGATACGGATAAGTTTATCCAGTTTATCAAGATTGCCCAAGAGATTCATATCCAGAATTACACGGGTACAAAGCTGTACGATAAGATTTCCTCGGATATTATCGCTAACACCCTTTCAGGTAATTACCTATCCCTTGTAACGGATTACGTGCAGCCAATGCTTATTCACTTTGCAATGGTTGAGTATTTACCGTTTGCTGCTTACACAGTTGCTAACGGAGGCGTGTACAAGCACACGAGCGAGAACGCAACAAACGCAGAGAAAATCGAAATTGATTATTTAGTCGAAAAGGAACGCACCATAGCCAAATACTACACGGAGCGTTTTATCGACTATATGAGCTTCAATCAATCTTTATTCCCAGAATACAATGCCAACGTCAACGAAGACATCTACCCAGACCGAGATTCCCGCCCGGCCTCGTGGGTTCTATAAAGTAAAAACCGAGAATCTAATTAAATTAAAAAAGTACCTGGAAAATGGCAAATAGCATCGGTTGGGGTAATATCTACTGCTCCTCTAATTGGGGAGACGAGGACTACAATACACGGGCAATAGGTGACGTACCTACTTGCTTTGGTAATGCTTATATATATGCGGATGCGTATGTTGCTCGTGTAGCCGCCGATAGCGGAACCACTGAAGGATACGAGTGTTTGGTAAATTCAATAGACGCCTTAAATTTTAACTAATGAGTTTTTACGACGACAGTTCTCTGGTAGTAATTCCCAGCGGATACAAGACAAGCAAGGTATATGCCGAGAAGCCAACAGATGGCTCAGGGGATTTAGCGTTCACCCGTACAGGGGATACGGCTACTCGTGTAAATTCTGCGGGGCTGATTGAGAAGGTGCGGACTAATTTGTACACATACTCGCAAGCATTTGCAAATGCAGCTTGGTTAACTATTGATACAACAAAGGTCTCAACTTCTGCAACCGACCCAAATGGCGGAACAACCGCAGCAAATGTGACTTGGACTGCTGGAACTGGTAGGTATTTTTACCAAAACGTCGGCACTTCAAACATAGCGACTGTTTCATTTTATGTAAAATCAAATGGAGGAGGAAATAACTTTCGTTTTTTTGCAAATGGAGCAACATCGTTTAGCGCAAATTTAACGGCTACTTCAACTTGGACTCGCTATTCTTTTTCTTTTACTGGTACTGGTGCGGTAGGCGTTGGAATTACAAACGCTTCAGACAATTCAGCTGCTAATTTACTATTTGCCTTTGCCCAGCTCGAAACGGGCGACATAGCAACAGACTACATACCCACCACCACCGCAGCCGTATCAGTTGGCCCAGTTGCTAACGTACCCCGTCTTGACTATTTAGGTAGCACTTGCCCCCGCTTGTTGCTGGAGCCACAGCGGACGAATAGTGCCCTATACTCGGAGCAGTTTAATAATGCGGCTTGGTCTAAAAATCAATCTACAATATCTATAAATTCAGCGACATCGCCAGATGGAAATATGAGCGCAGATAAATTAGTTGAAGATTCATCGAATGCGTTTCACGACATAAACCAATTACCATTTAGCACAACTGGCGGTCAAACTTATACCTTTTCTATATTTGTAAAACCAGATACAAGAAGTAAAATTAGAATAGGGTATGGGGCTCTTGTTAATTTTGACGCATTCGGAGGCGATGTTTTCGCAATTATTGACGTTAGTAATAAAAGCGTAATTTCTTCAGTTTTAAGCCCTACCATTTTATTTTCTGATTTTGAAAATGGATATGTTAGGGTTACTTTCTTAAAACAAGCCACTGGTAGCGGGCAGTTTAATTTAATTTTTGGCTTGGTAAATAACTCAAACGCAGCTTCATATTTAGGTGATGGAAGTAGCGGTTTATTTATTTGGGGCGCACAAGTTGAAGCGGGAGCCTACGCCACCTCTTACATTCCAACGCTTGCAGCATCCGCAACCCGTGGGGAAGATTTTTACGCAAAAGCTGGCTTTGGTAATGTTTCAACGGCTGGCACTTTGTATTATGAATTTCAAAACTACCAAAGCCCAGCAGCTGCAAACGGCCTTTATATGGTATGCCTTTTCGCTGGCTCTGCGGTAACGAGTACCGCTTATTCACCTGCCGAAAGTATTAGCATTATCAATAATGGAGTTACCGTTCAAGGTAGAAATGACGGCCTTGCAACTACTTTGTTTAGTATTACGCCAGCTCTAAACGCAACGGTAAAGGTTGCTTTGCGCTACGACGGAACTAATGTAGTGGCTTTTGTAAACGGAGTGAAGGGGACAGTATTCTCCGATACTGCCGTAGGTGCAAAAAACGCAATACGAGTAAACAACGGAGAGAACGCAACGCACGCAACAAAGCAACTATTATTTTTCCCGTCTGCTCTTACAGATGCTCAACTAATTGAACTCACTACATTATGATATTCCGTAAGTACGCCTTTGCTGACTGGGCAACAGCCAAAGCAGCAATACAAGTAGAAGTAACAACACCCGAAGGGGTAGAACTCGTCTGGAATCAAGACCTCGTTGCCTGCGTTGTGGAAATAGGCCACCTATGTACGCAATGGGGAACCGATGCCGAGGGCTTACCCGTATGCGAAGCAACAGACCCGCTCTATGCCGTTGACATCGTGTGGCAGGAATCGGCTCTTGCTGCTTACGATAGTGCGTTGGTATGGCCAAACCCAGTCGGAGTTAATTCTTTTGGTTACACTCTGGACACCGAGTACGCCCAAGCGTTTTGCGTAGCGAATCCTGATTCCGAATACTGCCAACCTCCAGCACCATTCGAGATATGAAAACAGATAGTTCAAGTGCGGTAGCGACCTCTTGGAGTTTAGCCGTTGGAGGATTAACGATTGCCGAGGTGCATCAGATTGCGGGGATGCTTGTAATGCTGACCTCTTTTGTGTACACCTTGTGGCGTTGGAACCGAGATATCAAGAATGATAAATAGAATCTTCCGTAACCCAAAAACTACCGTTATAGGGCTTATCTTAATTTCATTCGGGGGTATCCTCGTTTGGTTTGAGAAAGCGTCGCTAACGGAGTTTA